TTACATTGAGAAAGCAATGGATGAACTTGAGACTGCTGACAACAGAAACATCATGGTTGTTAGAGAGAAAGTTCAGTTAGCCAAATGGATAGCATCTAAGCTCATTCCAGTTTATGGAGATAAGCAAGAGATCAAGCAAGATACTAACATCACTATTCAATGGAACAATCCAGATGATAAGGTTGTTGATATAACTCCTGATGTTGATGCTGTTGAGGTCGGTACTACGCAGCACGAACAAACATAAGCTATGCGTCATGAGGTTTAGATTATAAAGAATAGAATGTAATTCACTATTCATTCACTAAGATTTGAAATTAATAAAGTAGATTAAGGTAGAGTAGTTGATTGTTCATCAAAAGAAGTGAAATTCTGGAGGAATTAATTGAATTTTCTTTTGAAGTACCACACCACAAAAAATGGTGTCGCTCTCTTATACGATTAATCATCGGTACAACACAGACACAAACACATGTTCAAACTATTAGACTTGTTCTCAGGTATTGGCGGATTTAGTTATGGCTTAGAGCAGACTGGTGGTTTTAAGACAATAGCATTTTGTGAAAAAGATAAGTTTTGCCAAAAAGTTTTAAAGAAGCATTGGAACGATATTAAAATTTATGAAGACATCAGACACATCAAAGGATCTGAAATTAAAGCAGACATCGTTACTGGAGGATTTCCATGTCAACCATTCTCAGTCGCTGGTAAGCGAAGAGGAACAGATGATGACCGCTACTTGTGGGATCAAACTCTTAGAGTTGTTGCCGAAACAAAATGTAGGTGGTTTATTGGAGAGAATGTGCCAGGCCTTATTAACATCCAAGAAGGTAAGGTCTTGCAACAAATTCAAAAAGATTTGGAAGCCGAAAATTTCCAAGTCCAATGTTTTATTATTCCAGCTTCAGGCATCGGAGCTTTCCACCAACGTAAGCGTGTCTGGATCATCGGATGTAATGTATCCAACTCCAACATCAGTTCAAAGACCAAACGAAGGCAACATGAGATTGATGAGAAAGCAAGTCCTTCAAGGAAATATGACGAGAGAGGAAGCATCAGCAATGGTAGGCAAGGATGTATTCAAAGCACACGGCAAAGTGAATATGTATCCAACACCAACTCCAACTTGCGAGGAAAAAGCTGGTGGCAAACTCAATCCGAACTTTGTGGAGTTCCTAATGGCATATCCTACGAATTGGACAAAGATCGAGCCAACAGAATTAAAAGCCTTGGAAACGCAATCGTTCCAGAAATTGCAAGAGAAATCGGACAATCAATTCTCATTGCAGAAGATGTATCGAACACCAACAGCAATGGACACTCAAGGTGAAGTTTTACATTTTGCAGCTAAATGGATTAAAGGAAAACTTAAAAGAGCATCTAATAGTAAAGTTCAAAAAACATTGTCTATGGATGTTTCTATAGAATTTTTGCAATCAAATCCTCATCTAATAGATGTTTTTGATAAACCATTTAAAGTAAGAACAAAATTACCTGAGAAATTAAAATTTATAGAATATTTAAAATCTCAAACTAATATTAAGGAATTAGCAAATCAAACCGATATTCCAAAAACTAAAATAGAACATTGGTTTAGAAAAGATAAAAGTTTTTCATATCCAAGTATTGAAGATTGGAAATTAATAAAACCATTTCTTAAAGAAATTAAATTTGATAAGGAATTAACATTTACTGAAGATAAGGATTGGCATGGATAAATTAAAAGATAAATACAAAAATTTATCAGCTTATAGTTTTACAACATACAATAATGAACTTGTAATAAGTTTTGATGGATTTCAAGACCAACAAGATATTATTGAGTTTGCCGACTTTGTATTTGCTAAGATTAAAATGAGGTATTGGCATTCAGAGAACGTTCCAACATTTCATTAATGAATATTTTAAACCAGATTAATCAGGCAGCTATTGATTACAACAAAACAAGAAAAACTGAATATAAAGATAAATGGTACGAACTGATTAAAAAATTTAATGAAAGTTACAATTCCTTATACTCCAAGAAAACAACAAGCCTACATCCACGAACAGATAGAAAAGTTTAGATATAGTTTACTCTGTTGTCATAGAAGATTTGGCAAAACTGTAATGTGCATTAATCATCTGATTAAGCAATCGATGACCAGTAAAAATCATCAACCAAGGTATGCCTATATAGCTCCGACTTATAGCCAGGCCAAAAAGATAGCTTACGATTACCTAGTGCATTTTACAAAAAATATACCAGGCATGAAATATAATCAGACTGAGTTAAGAGCTGATTTTATAAATGGTGCTAGGATAACTCTGTTGTCATCTGAAAATCCAGATAGCTTGAGAGGAATATATTTAGATGGCTGCATTATTGATGAGACTGCACAAATAAATTCAGAGCTGATTAATGAAGTTATAACTCCAGCTTTGTCTGATCGAAAAGGTTTTATGATCCTTGTTGGTACTCCAAAAGGAATGGCAAATCTGTTTTACGATTATTATCAGAAAGCTCAAGGAGATCCTAAATGGTTTCTTTATGTAGCAAAAGCATCAGATACAAAGATTGTAGATGATGAGGAATTGGCAGCTGCTTTAGCTGTGATGGGATCGCAAAAGTATTCTCAGGAATTTGAGTGTTCTTTTATCGGCAATATTCAAGGATCTATATATGGCGACTTAATTGCCAGACTTGAAGATAAAAAGCAGATAACAAGATGTCCAATTGATCCTGGTTATCCAATAAATGTTGCATGGGATTTGGGCTATAACGATGCAACAAGTTTAATTTTTTTTCAACAAATCGGACACATGATCCATATTGTTGATTGCTATGAAAACAATAATGAGCCACTGCCTCACTATGCAGAAGTTATAAAACAAAAAGATTATATCATTGGTCAAAACTATGGACCACATGATTTAGAACAAACAGAATTTGGATCTGGCAAAACCAGACGAGAAGTAGCTTATCAAATGGGATTGCGTTTTAAAGTAGCTCCCAGGATGGCCATTGAAGATGGCATCCATGCAGTGAAGATGTTGCTGCCAAGATGTTTAATTGATGTCGATAACTGCTCAAAATTAATAAATGCTTTAAGGCATTATCATCGTAAGTTTTCAGATAAAGAGAGAACTTATAAAATAAAACCAGTTCATGATTGGAGTTCACATTTTTGCGACAGCTTACGAACTCTAGCAACTGGCATAACAGAAAATAAATTTAACAATACAACAAAACAACAACAACACGAACTTAACTACAAGGTACTATAACTATGGGTGGTATATTTAAATCTCCAAAAATGCCAGCTCCTCCTCCAGTAATCATGCCTGAGCCAACTGAAACTCCTGATTATGAAGATGAGGCTAGAAGAGCTGAGGCAGCTGAAAAAGAAAGACAAAGAATGCTAAATAGAAAAGGCAGAAGATCTACAATTTTAACTGGTCAAGGTTTAACAGATATTGAAGATGAAAACTTAGATCAAAAAACTTTATTAGGTGGATAATGTTTAAAGCAATAAAAAATTTATTTAAAAAAAAACCAAAAGATGATGTGTTAGATCTTAAATACGAAATCTTAGAAGATATAACTTATGAAAATGAAGTTATTAAATCTAATGAAGAAAAAGCAAAAGCTAAAGATACTAAAGAAACTAAATCAACATTAACATTCGGTAAATAATTATGGGTGGACCTTCAAGTGGTGGAGCATCTGGATCTGATGCTGGATTTGAAAATACGCAAAAATCAAAACTATCAAAAAAAAATCAAAAGTTAGTTGATACAAACTTTGATAAAAGAGGTGCTGAAAAAATAGATCAATTAAAAGTTTTACCTCCATCTGTTTTTTTATTTAAAGGTGCATTTAAAAAAGGCTCTGAAGTAACTAGAAATTTTTTTACAGATAAAGTTTTAACTTCAGAAAAAGGAATGAAAAATTTTGGAACTACTAAAGAAGAATTTGCAAAAATGTCTGTAAGTCAACAAGAAAGCATATATAAAGATTATACGAAAAGCAGAATGTCAGGAGCTACAGATGCTTATGGAAATCCGATTGGTAAAGGTAGTGCAGATAATTCTAAATCTATCGTACAACCAAAAGTAGCTTCTCAAATGGATAACACTGGTGTTAAATCAAATTTAATTACAGCTGATAAAACATCTCCAACAAAAGTTGAAATGTCTGAAGATCAAAATATGATTGATATTAAGAGAAGAGGAAGAAAAACAACTATGTTAACTGACCTTAATGAAAGTAAAAAACCAACATTAAGTAAAAAGGTTTTATTAGGATAATGCAATCACAACAATTTAGAGATTTAGCTCGTCAATTAAAAGACAACCTTTCTAGGTTACAAGAGAAACGATCCAACTGGGAAAGCCATTGGCAAGAAGTTTCTGATTATATGTTACCTAGAAAAGCAGAGATCACAAAAGAAAGATCTAGAGGAGATAAAAGACATACTCTTATCTTTGATGCGACTGCAATACATGCTTTGGAATTACTTGCTGCATCTTTACATGGAATGCTTACAAGTTCAGCTAATAAATGGTTTTCATTAAGATATAAGGAAACAGATTTAAATTCGTTAGATGAAGCTAAAGAATGGTTAGAAGATGCAACAGCGAGAATGTACGATGTAATTGCTAAGTCTAACTTTCAACAAGAGATATTTGAATGTTATCATGATCTAATTGCATTCGGCACAGCTTGTCTAATGATTGAAGAAGATCAAGACGATGTATTAAATTTTTCTGCAAGACACATAAAAGAAATATATATCCAAGAAAATAAAAAAGGATATGTCGATACTATTTATCGAAGATTTAAAATGCCATCCCAGGCAGCTGCTGATAAATTTGGTATAGAAAATATTTCTAAAGATTTAATTAACACAGCTAGAAAAGATCCATTTCAAGATGTTCAATTAGTTCATGTTATAAAACCAAGATTAGATTTTGATCCTAAGAAAGAGGATAAAAAGAATATGCCTTTTTCTTCAATTTATTTTGAATATGAAAGTGGTCATATAATTTCTACTGGTGGATTTAAGGAAAGTCCTTATGTCATTCCAAGATACTTAAAAGCTTCAACAGAAACTTATGGAAGAAGTCCTGGAATGAATGCTTTACCTGATGTTAAGGTTTTAAATAAAATGGTAGAGAATAGTTTAAAA